TTTTCTCAGTTAACAAATATGTTACCACCAAAAGAAGAAAGGTATATCGTTGATGTACCTGATTATGTAAACATACAATATGATTTAATCGTATGGTGTGATTATATGGAAGATTTAAATAAGTTAGTAGAACAAATAGTTTATTTTCAAGGTGGTGCATTTGGTGAAAGATATAAGTTCCAAATCAAAGGTGAATCTTACTCATTTGATACAACCAATGGAGTAGGTGAAGAACGTATAGTTAGAAGTAATGTAACACTAACTGCAAAAGCATATATTGTACCAGAAGATAGAGGAAAGAAAACAATAAATACACAAAAAGTATTCGGAGTATCAAAAATAGTTTGGAAATCTAATCTTTCAAAATAATTTTTTATATTTATATGTATAAGTTAAATTAAAATTAAAAGTTATGTCAGAAGCAAAACAAAAAGAAGTAATTAAATTTACTGAAGAAGAAATTTCTCAAATCAAAGGTTTTAGAGAGAATTTTTCACAAATAACAGCCAGATTGGGTGAGATTCAAATAGAGAGTATTATTTTGAAAGCTCAACAAACTCAGCTAGATAATGTTAGAAGTGAAGAAGAAGCTAATTATGTAAAACTTAGACAAGAAGAAATTACTTTGGCAGGTGAATTAAAAGAAAAATACGGAGATGGTGAATTCGATTTAGAGACGGGTATTTTTACACCGGCAGAATAAATATATCGTTTCACAATTTTCTCAGTATTTATTAGTATAATAAACCAAAAGAAATTAATAGGAGAATCAAATGGCAGAAAGAATAGTAAGTCCTGGCGTTTTTACAAGAGAAAAGGACTTGTCGTTTCTACCTCAAGGGATTGGTGAAATTGGAGCAGCATTAGTAGGGTCAACAGTTAAAGGCCCAGCATTTGTTCCAACCAAAGTAGACTCATTTCAAAAGTTTCAGCAAGTATTCGGTGGATTGACAGAAGATTCATATCTACCATATACAGCTCAAGCGTATTTGGAAGATGCAGGAACTGCAACAATCGTTAGGGTATTAGGACAAGATGGATACACTCTTGAAAACCCAATAGCACTATCGATATCATCATCGCATGGTCAAAAGGTAGTAGCTGTACTACACCCAACCACAGAAGTAACATCAGATGTTGATGTATTTAGAAGTAGTTCAGTAGGAGACCACAAAGCGTCAACCTCAGTATCTGCATCTATATTTACATTAGGAGTATCTGGTTCTACATTTACAAACACTAACTTTAGTGCTTCTTTAAATCCAACAAGTAATGATTACTATACTAAATCATTCGGATTTTCACCAAGAGGTGCACAAAAAGGATATGTGTTATCAAACTTTAAAACATTCCAATCAGCTTCATTTGCAACTGGTGAAATACCTGTTGTAACAATCGACTTTGGTAAAGATGTAGATTATACAAAAGCTTATAGTGAATCATCTACACCTTATATCACATCACAAAAAGTTGGTGGAAACACTACAAATTTATTTAAGTTCCATACTTTATCACATGGTACGGCAACTAACTATGAATTTAAAATCGGTATTCAAGATATCAAACCAGCTGGTTCGGTACCTGGTTCTGAGTATGGTTCATTTACTGTAGTTGTAAGACGAGTTGACCAAGATAAGATTGCTGGTTCTCCATTTGTAGGAGTTGTAGATTCAGATATCAGACCTAACTTAGTTGAAACCTTTCAAGGTGTTAACTTAGACCCTGATTCACCAAACTTTATCGCTAGAGTAATCGGTGATAAATACATTACGGTGGATTCAGATGGAAAATTATCAACTAATGGTGATTATCCAAACAACTCAGAAAATATTAGAGTAGAAGTAACAAATGCAGTTAAAAACAAAGGTGTTGATGAATCATTAGTACCATTTGGATTTGCAGCATTACAGAACCCATATGGAAGTAAATTCGATGTACCGAATCCTTCTTATGTATCTGAACAAAAAATTAATCAATCTTATAATCCAAAAAGATTTTGGGGATATGATTTTAATTTCGCAACATCAGATAATAGAAACTTTTTAGCACCAACACCTGATTCATCAACTGCGGTTGTAGGAACAGCGTTCTATTTAGGTGATAACAACCAAGATGCTGGAGCTAATTATCCATCATCAACGGCAGCTAATTCTGGTTCTATATCATTGAATGACCAAGTAACATCAATTAATTCTAGAAAATTCTTAGTACCATTTCAAGGTGGGTTTGATGGATATAAATCAAACAGAATCGTTTCTTTAGGAAATGATATTACTGCAGGAAATACACAAGGGTATGATTGTTCTTCTAATACAGCAACTGGTACAGTAGCTTTCAGAAAAGCAATTAACTCAGTATCTAATCCTGATGAATTTGATATTAATATGTTAGTATTACCAGGTATCATTCACAGATTACATTCATCTGTATCTGTATTTGCTAAAGATATGTGTGAAGATAGACAAGATACATTCTTTGTAATGGATGCATCTGCATGGAGTGATTCAATCTCAACTGCAACTAACGCAGTTCAAGCATTTGATTCAAACTATGTAGCTTCTTACTATCCTTGGGTTAAGATACTTAATACAGATAAAAACAAACCTGTTTGGGTGCCACCATCGGTTGTACTTCCAGGTGTTATAGCATTTAATGACCAAGTAGCCGCTGAATGGTTCGCTCCTGCTGGATTGAACAGAGGTGGATTAACTTCGGTAATTGAAGCTAAGACAAGATTGACTAGAGTTGAGAGAGATGCACTTTACGAAGGTAGATTGAATCCTATCGCAACGTTCCCTGGTCAAGGTGTTACTGTATTTGGACAGAAAACATTACAAGCTAAACCATCTGCATTGGATAGAATCAATGTAAGAAGATTGTTAATTGCTGTTAAGAAGTTTATTGCTTCTTCAACTAGATACTTAGTGTTTGAAAATAACACTGCAGCGACTAGAAACAGATTCTTATCAATCGTTAATCCTTACTTAGAATCAATTCAACAAAGACAAGGTTTATATGCATTTAAAGTGGTGATGGATGAAACCAACAACACTCCAGATGTAATTGATAGAAACATTATGGTTGGTGAGATATTCTTACAACCAGCTAAAACGGCAGAATTTATAGTTCTTGACTTTAATGTACTACCGACAGGAGCAGCATTTCCTGAATAGTAAATAATGTAATAATAACAACTCCCCTAAAATAAATTAGGGGGGTTGATTATTTTTTTAAAAGAACTATATTTATATTAAAGAAATAACAACGGAGAAAACTAAATGGCACAACTATTAGACCCAACAGAAATAATGTTCACATCATTCGAACCGAAGATGTCGAACAGATTTATTATGTACATTGAGGGAATCCCAGCGTACCTAATAAAAGCCGCTAACAGACCTGAGATAACAAACGGAAAGGTTACTATTGACCACGTTAACGTTAGACGATATGTAAAAGGAAGAAGTGAGTGGAGTGATTTAACAATTTCATTGTATGACCCAGTCGTACCATCAGCAGCACAAGCAGCTATGGAATGGGTAAGATTACACCACGAATCAGTAACAGGACGAGATGGTTACTCCGACTTCTATAAAAAAGATATCACATTTAACAGTTTGGGTCCTGTTGGTGATAAAGTAGAAGAATGGACTTTAAAAGGAGCTTACATCCAAACAGCAAAATTCTCAGATATGGATTATACTGGTGAGGATTTGGCAACTGTAGATTTAACTCTTACTTACGATTACGCAATACTACAATACTAATTTACGGATTGTAATAAAAATTGAATATTAAGAAACCCTTACAGAAATGTGAGGGTTTTTTTGTTTAATTAATTATATTTACATATTTATATATGGTTAACCAATATTAAAAGAGTTTTAAAACGAGAAACGTTATGGCAAAAGAAAAATTAACAGACGAATACCAAAGTAATCTTTCCAATGATGAAATGGTGGAACTTGCTAAGAAACAATACGAAACTAAGCAAGTATCCGATTATAAATTTCCAACTGAAATAGTAGATTTACCATCTAAAGGATTAATTTATCCTAAAGATAATCCATTATCTTCAGGTAAAGTGGAAATGAAGTATATGACTGCAAAAGAAGAAGATATTCTTACTACACAATCATATATCAAAGATGGAACAGTATTAGATAGATTATTTCAATCACTAATTATAGGAAATGGAGATGGAACTCCAATCAAATACATCGACCTAACTACAGGTGATAAAAATGCAGTTATGATTGCTGCCAGAGTATTAGGATATGGTAAAGATTACAAAGTAGAAATCCAAGACCCATTTTCTGATAATAAACAAACAGAAACAATTGATTTAACTCAATTTGAATCTATAGATTATGATGGTAAGAATCAAACAGAACTACATAAGAATGAGTTTGAGTTTGAATTACCTAAATCTAAAAGAAAAATTACCTTTATGGCAATGACTGAATCTAAAGAGAGAAAAGTAAAACATCAGGTAAAGGAATTAGAGAGAAAACAAAGAAAACTCAAAGATGCAACATCAAGAGAACTAACTACAAGATTAAAGAATATGATTCTTTCAGTAGATGGTGAAGGTGATACTGCAACAATCAAAAATTTTGTAGATAATGAATTATTTGCATTAGATTCACAATCTTTAAGAGCTTATATTAACGAAGTCGTTCCAGATATGGACTTAAATTATGAATTTGTTTCTGAGGAAACAGGTGAAAGGAGAGAAATGTTACTACCTATGGATGTAACCTTTTTTTGGCCTTCCTCAAAACTATAGAAAACATTTACATTCTCATATATTCGACCTTATCTATCATGGTAACGGTGGTTTCAACTTTACGGATGTTTACAATATGCCGATATGGGTTCGGACGTTTTACATTGGTAAAATAATCGAATTCAAACAGGAAGAAAAGAAAATGAACGATAAAGAAATGAGAAAAGCTAAATCAAAATCACGAAGATAATTAAGAACCCAACTATTTGTTGGGTTTTTACATATTTATATGTACATAAAACTATTAAGGGAAAGCAATGAGTAAACTTACAATTAGAGAACAATTAGAAAATCCTAAGTTAAGGGAAAGTCTTTTAGATAGAATCCTAAAAAAAATAGCTGATAAAAAAATAAAAGCTAAAAAGGGTGAAATAAAAGATTTACTTAAAGGAATGTATGGTTCTGAAGATAAAATACCACAATATAGAAAAGATTTCTTCAACCTATAAATAAAAGGTAATAATGGCAGATAGCGGTAAAAAGCTTAGAGATAACGAAAAAGAAATGCTCGAATATAATAAGAGCCTTTCTGCGGAGTTAAGTAAAATACTCGAAACAAAAGGTAAGATTGGAAAACTTACTGAGGACGAGAGCTTAGACTATGCCATTATTATGGATAAGCTAAAGGGTAGTAAAAATTTAGGTGAACAAATTACCAAACTAACCCAAGAAAGAAATACATACATATCAGAACAAGTCCAATTAGGAAATGATATAAGTGACCAGTTAATAGAACAATTTGATACCGAACTTAAACTATTAGAAAAGAAAAAAGAATTAAAAGATTTAGAAGAACAACGAAAAGAAATAGGTAAAGATTTAGCCAAAGATTTAGGTTCAGCAGTAGGGGTATCAGGAGAATTGGTAGATGCTATAATGAAAATGTCAGTTGCCGCAGTCGGATTAGTTATTCTTAAAGAAATAGCAAGTTTTATTGGTGATGCTGTTAAGAGAATGAAGGATTTGGCCAAAGAGACAGGAGCTTCAGCATCTCAGGCAATGGCATTAGAAGGTTCTATCAAAGGTGCACAAATGTCCTTAAATCCATTTGTATATTCTTTTGAAGAAGTTGCTGCATCAGCAAAAGCACTTAGAGAAGAAACAGGTCAAATCAATCCACCTGCATCATTACTTGCAGATATTACAGAAGTAAACGCATTATTATCAGACCCTAAAGCGGCAACATCATTAACCAGAACACTACAAAATGCTGGAATTGATGCGGGTGATTTAGCAAACGAAGTAAAAGAAATAGGTCAAAGTTTAGGACAAGATGCTGGGCCGGCGATGGAATATTTCGCAGATAATCAAGCATTAGTTAGAACTTTAACAAAAGACCAACTTAAACAAAGAGCTACCGAAGTAATCCAACTGAAAAAGATGGGTATTGATATGAAGAAGATGAAGGATTTAGCATCTGAATCTTTGGATATCGAAAAATCTATGAAGGATGAAATGAAGTTGAGAATGATAACAGGTAAAGCTATCAGTTTCGATGGAATTAGAGCAGCACAAGCATCTGGTGATGCATTGGCAATGGCCAGAGAACAAAAAGCATTAATTGATTCAGTAGGGCCATCATTAGGTAGTAACTTACAATTACAAAGACAGATATCAGATGCAACTGGATTATCAGTTGAAGAAATGATGAATATGCAAAATGCAACCGCTGAAGCTGTAAATAGTGGACAAGAATTGGATTCAGGTCCTTCAGATGCATTAGGTACATTAGGAACTGTTGTAACAGTATTAGCTGCAATCGCTGCAGGTGGTTTAGTTGTATATGGTATTTTATTGTTGATGGGGAAACTACCAACACCTAAATTTCTTCAATCCAAAAAAGGTTCGAATCCTATAGCAAACTTTATAGGTAAATTTGGAAGTACCGATGTTCTTAAAGGAGCGGCGGCGATGTTATTAGTTGCGGCGAGTATGTTTGTTATGGCAATGGCGATTTCAAAAATGCCAACAGACCCAGCTCCATACTTAGGAATGGCGGTTGGATTAGGATTAATGTTAGGAGCACTTTATCTTCTTGCTAAATTCCCAACTGCAGATTTATTAAAAGGAGCACTCGCATTAGCAGTGGTTGGTGTATCATTAATTCCATTTGCATTTGCAATGAATTTAATTGGTGATATCAGTATTGGTGCAATCTTAGCCGTAGCCGCAGGAATTGTTATATTTACAGCAATCATATTAGGATTGGGTATGGTAATGTTTAGTGGTATTGGAGCAATGATATTCGGAGCTGGTATATTAGCATTATTAGCATTAGGTGCTGCGATGATTGTATTGGGTGTAGGGATAATTGCATTCAACAAAGGAGTTAGTGGATTAGGTGATAACATCTCATTGTTTGTTGAAAAAATGGGTGAACTAATTGGAGTAACTCCAATGTTATTAGCGGCGGTCATTCCTTTGATGTTATTTGGTTATGCATTAATTCCATTTGCTTTAGGATTATTGATAGCAGCTCCACCGATGTTAATGTTTGGATTGGCAATGATTCCGTTTGTTGCTGGTATAACAGCTTTAAGTGCAGTAATGCCATTATTTGTAGAAAGTTTGGCTAAATTAACAGAACAAGCTCCTAACCTAATTGCGGTTGGGGCGGCCTTTGGTGTATTTAGTGGAGCTCTTTTAGCAACAACGGCGGCGATGATTCCATTCTTCCCAACATTCTTAGCAACAACATTGGGTATTTTAGCTTTAGTACCAGCAATGTTAGTATCATCAGTTGCAACCAATTTATGGTCATTATCACTAACGAATCTATCAAACTCAATTGAAAGATTAATGCCAAATCTAACGGCATTCTTAGGGGTGATGCCAATGATGGCGGCGATGATTATGTTAGTACCAGGATTAATTGCATTATCCGCTTCATTTATAATATTATCAGCATCATTAGTGGCTCTAAGTGGTGGGTTGGCAATAGTAACATTGTTACTTCCAACTCTATTTGCTCTTGCATTTGCATTACCATTAATATCAGAAGCGTTAGGTGGTGGTGGAGATAGTGATTCAGCAGGTAGTGATTCATCATCAATGGCTGAAGTTGTGGATGAAATTAAAGGATTAAGACAAGATATACAAAACCAACCGATTATGATAAATGTAGATGGTAAAGTGGTTAGTGAAATAACAAAAGTTCAATCAAGAAAATTAAGTACCAGATTAGCTGGTTATTTTGGGGGATAATAAATGGCATTAAAAGATATGAAATCGGATTTATCTAAATTTAGGATGCCAAAGAAAGAACCTTTGAAATCTAAAGAGAATCTTGGTATAAATAAAAACTTAAATAAAACTCCTTTGAGTTCTTTAGCAGAATCTGCTCCTAAGATTCCACGTTCTCAAACTACATCTAATAAAGAAGGTGTAAATCCTCAAAAAGTTAACCAATCAGAAAAGTTCAAAGGTGAAACATCACCAACTATGGTAAATCAAACTGAAAAGTTCAAAGGTGAGACAAATCCTAAACCAATGAGTTTAGTAGAAAGATATTTAGGGCAAACAGACCCAAAGATGGTTGACCAAAATGAAAAGTTCAAAGGTGAAACATCACCAACTATGGTAAATCAAACTGAAAAGTTCAAAGGTGAAACATCACCAACAGAAATGAACAACTCAGAACAATTCTTAGGTGAAACAACACCAAAAGAGGCTAATAATAGAGTACAGTTCTTAGGTGAAACAACACCAACAGAAATGAACAATGAATCTAAGTTTTTAGGTGAAACGACACCATCTGAGATGAGTGAACAGAGTGGTGAAAAATTCTTAGGTGAAACAACTCCATCTGAGATGAACAATCAATCTAATTTCTTAGGAGAAACAACTCCTACAGAAATGAGTGAACAGAGTGGTGAAAAGTTTTTGGGTGAAACAACTCCAAACTTGGCTAATAACGAATCTAGATTTTTAGGAGAAACAACTCCTACAAATATGAACAATGAAACTCAGTTTTTAGGTGAAACAACACCAAATTCTGCAGAACCATCAACTCAGTTTTTAGGTGAAACAACACCATCTGATTTTACATTTAGTGGTAAGTTAGAAAATGAAGGTAAAGAATTTAAAGAAGTAAACAATCTTACAGATATTCATGCAAAAGGATTTAATTCTAAATTTGGTGGTGTGGAAGCTTCTAAGTTTGTTGGTGTAAACCCAAATAATACGGTATTTGATGGAACAACATCACTATTCGGAGATATATCTAATAATTCATTTACATTAGGTAAAACATATGGTGGTTCATATAATGATGCAGGTGGTATAAATTCAGGTGAAGATGGATTCGGAATTGGTAT